GCGGCCGCCGCGTGGGCCGCCGCGTGGGCCGCCGCGTGGGACGCCGCGTGGGACGCCGCGTGGGCCGCCGCGTGGGCCGCCGCGAGGGACGCCGCGTGGGACGCCGCGAGGGACGCCGCGTGGGACGCCGCGTGGGACGCCGCGAGGGCCGCCGCGAGTAAAAAACTGCGCGCCACCGTTGAAACACTTCAGGCGTCTGCGCTGGAACTCGTGCGCGAGTTGTGCGCCATGAAGGACGTGGCATAGATGAACATGCGCACCCCCGAGGGCAACGTCACGTTGCTCTCCGATTATCTCAAGAAGGACAACCCGCTGAAGTGGGAGCCAGGGCAGCTCGCGCCGGTCGACGTGCCGGAGTGGGCGCGGAAGAAAGCGCCGGTGGTGCCGATCCGGAAGAGCCCGATCCGGCATTTTCTCGCTCCGTTGAACCCGTTTCGGGGAAGGCGCGCGCGGTGAGCGTTCAGATTCTGCAAGGCGACGCGCTCACGCGGCTACGAGAGATGCCCGACGAGTCGGTGCATTGCTGCATCACGTCCCCGCCGTACTGGGGACTCAGGGACTACGGCGTGCTGGGGCAGATCGGGCTGGAGGCGACGCCGTCGGAATACGTGGCGCGCGTGATTGAGACGTTCTCCGAAGTCAAGCGAGCGCTCAGGCGTGACGGAACGCTCTGGTTAAACCTTGGCGATTCCTATGCTGACGGCGGCCGCGGCTCGGACACAAACTCAACGCTGGATGGCACCCGCCACAATCAACGCGAGTCGCGGCGTGTTCGCGTGCGCGAATCGTATCGGCGAGATCGCCGGCCGCGCGAGGACGATCCACACAAGCGCGTGGCCAACCTGAAACCGAAAGACCTGATGGGCATCCCATGGATGGTCGCTCTGGCGCTGCGCTCTGAAGGCTGGTATCTCCGCCAGGACATTATCTGGTCTAAACCCAACCCGATGCCCGAGTCGGTTCGAGATCGTTGCACCAAGGCCCACGAGTACGTGTTCCTGCTGTCGAAATCGGAACGGTACTACTACGACGTCGACGCGGTTCGTGAGCCGCTCGCGGAGGCGAGTGTCGATCGACTCCGGCAGGATGTTGATTCACAAGATGGCAGCGGTCGCGTGCCGGGAAAAACGAATGGAACGATGAAAGCGGTTGGTGGCGATCGTCGGCGCGGTCGATCGAGCGAGGACTTTCGCGGCCACGACATGCGCAACAAAGACATGGAGCGATTCGGAACGACTCGCGGCAAGACGAACGAGTCCTGCACGCATCCGAATGGCCGCAACAAGCGCAGCGTCTGGACCGTCACCACGCAGCCGTTCAAGGAAGCGCACTTCGCCACATTCCCGCCGAAGCTCATCGAGCCGATGGTCAAGGCGGGTTACCCCGTTGGCGGTACCGTGCTGGATCCGTTCGGCGGCGCCGGAACCACCGGGCTCGTGGCGGATCGGCTTGGGCGTAACGCTATCCTGATCGAACTCAACCCTGACTACTGCGAGATGGCGCGTCGGCGGATTCGTGACGACGCGCCGCTACTCGCCGGGGGTGACGCATGAAATCCCCCGTCATGGCCGAAGCGCTGGCGCGGGCGCAGTTCGTGGAATTGGAGGCGGCGGCGTGATCTCTGAATCCCTTCGTGCGCAGCTCATCGCGGAGCGACAGGAGCTTCTCGATCTTGTTGCAGCTATCGAGCGATTGCTGGGTGGCCAACCTGCGCGATCTTCAGGCGAATTACGCGAGCGGGCGGAGATCATAACCGCAGTGGCCGAGCCTCCCGCGCCTGTCCCAACGGGTTTTGGGCGCTGTGTTGATTGTCAGGCCGACCTGACCGATCGGCGGCAGGTGCGCTGCCCGGAGTGCCGTGTAAACCGCCAGCGTGCCTACGCGCGCGATTACAAAAAGAAAAGGAGTCAAAATGGAATTGTGCAAACACCATCCGAGGAGCTTCGCACTATTCTGCCACAACTGCGTGAAGGAAGCCGACCAAGTGTCGAAGCGGACGGCCGCGAAGCTCGTGCGCAGCCGCAAGATTCCGGCAGCACCCGTGAAGTGGCAGGAGATCACGATGCTCGAGCGCGACGTGAACGCACTATTGGAGCGGATCGCCAAAGAAATCGAATCATGATGCCGGTGCCTACGCCGAAGCCACCAAAGCTCGACCCAACGCCGCTCTTGTCCCGCGAGGAAATGGAAACCGAGGCCGCGCTGAAACGCTTGCGCGGCGCGAACAGGAGAGACGCATGACCCGTAAATTTGCCGAGGACACGATTGTCCCGGTTGCCAAGTCGCGCAGTGAAATCGAGGCGCTGGTGACGAAGCACGGCGCCACGAAGTTCATGAGCTTCTTCGAGGAAGGGCGCGCGGTCATTGCCTTTGGGATGAAAGACCGGCTTGTGCGGTTCACGATCACACTACCCGACCGCAAGGACCGCAAGTTCACGCACACCGCGCACAAGGATACATGGAACCAGTACCTGCGCAACGCGGACCAGCAGGAAAAGGCGTATCAGGCTGAGCTGCGTCGCATTTGGCGGGCTCTTTTGCTCGTCATCAAGGCGAAGCTCGAAGCCGTGCACAGTGAGATCACCACGTTCGAGCAGGAGTTCCTGCCGTTCATCGTCCTGGCGGACGGCCAGACCGTCGGGGAGACGATCATCCCGCGTCTGAACGGGCAGGCCGGGAGCCTCGACATTACGCGCATGCTGCCCATGCCAACCGGAGGCGACGAATGACCAACGTGAAATGGATACTCGCTCCGGTGGTGTGTCTGCTGATGGTGGGACTGTCGGGATGCGACGACGATGAGACGGTGCACAAATTATTCCCGAGCGACGGCGATCAGAGCGCGTGGAGGGTGGATACCACGACGACGATCACGAGGACCGGCGCGAAGGTGGACACAACCGTGAGTATGTCCTGCCTGTACGCGACGCTCCCGAATGGTTGGTGGGGCGGCGTGATTACCGTCGAGAAGCGCGTCGGCTTTTACGAGATTGTTGACAACGGCCGATGGAGTAACAACACCATCACTCTATCACCGGCTCAGGCGAGGGCGCTCGCGTCTCTCATCGACCGCGCGGAGATGCGGAAGTGATTACGTTCCGCATTGTTCCCGATTCTCTCAACGGCGTCATCCATGAAGGCCTTACGCCCGCCGGCATGGATTCGCTGAAAACATTTCAGGTGATCAGGCACGAAGTGTACCGCGCGCCCGTCATAACGCTTCACCAGCCCGCTAATTTTACCAGCGGGACCATCACGTTCGCGCTGCCGCCGGAGCACCACTGGTGGTTCTACGTGGTTACGGGCGTCGTGATTCTATTGGCACTTTTAGCGGTGATCGAAATCTGCGACTGGTGGCAGTGGCGAAAGACGGAGAAGCTAGTACCCGCAGCTCATCCAGAGCGCGGCCACGACAAACAAGAGGATGATAACGAAGGACAGGATCGACCACACATGGTCGCGATGGGGGCGCATGGGACTAATGATAGCGCGGACGAAGGAGAGCTTCAATGATCCAGTTTACGGTACTTGGTACGCCGGCCCCGAAGGGCAGCGGTCGCGCGATGTTGATCGCCGGCCGCGCGGTGCACGTCCCGTCCACATCCAACGTGAACCGGAACGCATTGGCAGCGTGGAAGAACGCGGTGCAGCGTGCAGCCGCGGGGGCTATTGCCGACGCCGCGCTCGCTGGAAAGGACGTCCAGCGGCCGATCTTCAAGGACACGCCGGTCTACGTGCGGATCATCTTTTTCCTCGAACGCCCACAGGGCCACTACAACGCCAAGGGCGAGTTGAAGCCATGGGCGATCGGCATGGTGCCGGCCGTGAAGCCCGACAAGGACAAGCTCGAGCGCGCGACCCTGGACGCCTTGACCGGGATCATCTTCGACGACGACTCGCGCGTGGTGGACGGCCGAACGACCAAGCAATATGCGGACGCCCGCGGCGACGAGGGCGCCTTCATCCGGGTTAAGGAATTCGTGCGCCAGGTGGCGACCACACCGCTTTTCGCGGAGACGCGCGCTGGCCCGTGACCCAAGGTGCTGTGGTGGGTGAATTCGTCGGAGGTCGGAAGTACAACAATCGGACGAGAAGGGGTGCGGGAAACGTGTCGAAAAAACCGTGGTCAAAGTTCTGGGACGCCGACTACCTGGCGGACATGGAACTCAACCAACTGTCCCTCGCGGAGCGCTCGGTGGTCACACTTTTGTGGGCAATTTCGCGGACCCAGATGGACGAGCATGGGGTGTTCGTAAAGCGGTCGAAGGTGCTCGGTACCAAGGCCATAGCCCTGTCGTTGAGGCCTCATACACCCCGCGTCGAGGACCGGAAGCGCCTCCATAGCATGGTCGTAGCGGTACTCAAGACCGGGGCGTTCGCTCAACGAGAGGACGGTGCGTGGTTTTCACCACGCATCGTCAGAGACGCGGAACACAGTGCAAAACAATCCACTTACGGCAAGTTGGGCGGAAACCCACAACTAAAGTCACTCCATTATAGTGAGGATGACACAACGACGCGCCAGGATAAGGCCAGCCATAAGGCCAGCCATAAGATAGATGCAGAGGTAGAGGTAGATGTAGATGCAGAGGTAGATGTAGATGCAGACGGAGCCTTGGGGCTGGACCGCGACATCGCGACCCCGATGGGGATCGTCCGGATCTGGAACCGCCTGGCACCGAAGGCCGGGCTCACACTGATCGACCCACCCACCGCGCACGTGCTGAAACTCGCGAGCCTCCGGAGCCGAGACCTCCCAACCCTGAGCGCATGGCGGGAACTCATCGAGCGCGTCTGCGCGAGCAGCTTCCTGCGTGGCGAGAAGACGGACTTCAAGGCCGACCTCGAGTGGCTGCTCCAGGCGTCGACGCGGTCGAAGATCGTGAGTGGACGGTACGACGACCGCGCACCCCGAGGGCGAACGTCATCGGGCAAGACCGCCGGCAACGTGGACGCGATCCGGAAATTTGTGAATCCCAAACCCGTGGAGAGTTCGTCATGAACAAGTACGACAAGGAAATCTTCGCCATGCACCTGGGCGTCTGCGCGGAGGTGTTCAACGAACCGATCACCGCGGTACGGATAGCGGCGTATTTCGAGGCGCTCGAAGACATGGACGTTGGCGACGTGGTCGGCGCGCTCAAGTACGCGATGCGCGAGAGTAAATTCTTTCCCAGGCCGGCCGACATCCGCGGCTTCGTGAACGGTACACCCGACGAGTTGGCCGACGCAGCGTGGGCGAAGGCGGATGAGCACGGCGGAATTCTGAAGCAGCTCGGGCTCTCGCAGTTCGATTTCAGAATGCTCGAGCGTGGACAGCGGGTGCGCATGCGCGAACCGTTCCGCGCGCTGTACAAGCGGCAACTTGCGAACGCGGCGCTCGACGCCCAGCGAAAGGCGCTTGGCGTGACGGCACCGAAAGCGATAGGTTCCCCGACGGAGTGATCACCCAATACGAAACGCGAAGTCGTTTCCGAAAGCGAAGGAGCTGGTCATGAACAAAGGCGTAATCAAGTTCCACGTCACGGTGTGCGACGCGTGCAAGCAAGCGAAGCACGAGCACGTGGGGCTCGACGGGCAGTTCCTGCTCTTCGCCGAATACCGGATGGTGCGCACGGTACTCGCCGGCCACTGCGCCGGGCGCCCAGTTGGCGACTGCGCGCTGTGCGGGAAGCGCGCGGAGGAGTTGGGCGTCGCGGCCGAGCGGCACATGGACCTCATCACGGCTCCGGCGCGGCTGATCGAGAACCTGGACGGCTCCAAGACGCCGGCGGGGACACCGACGGTCAAGAGCGTGTGCGGCCACTGCGTGACGAAGCTCGCGGTGACGTTCACGGATCCAGCGAACCACGCGGGGATCCAGGAACTCATCGACGCATGCGCCACGAAGATCGTGCGGCCGGACGTGCCGCTGCCTGACAACATTCCGGCGGGCGCGGCGAAGGTAATGGCGTTTCCGAAGGGCAACTAACCACAACACCCAACGAAAACTATGCCAACCCTTGCTGTTCAAAAACATAAGCCTAACCCACAACAACTCGCGTTTATCGAGCTCCTGGCAGACCCGGGCGATTTCCGATCGATCAGCGAGAAAGCGGTCGAGGTTGGGTATGAGGCGAGTTATGGCCGGCACCTCGCAGCGGACCCGACCTTCTCGGAATGGGTGCTCGAGCGCGCGCGTGAGATGGTACGCTCGCGAAAGCCGGCGATATATCGCGAGCTCGTCCAGGACGCGACGACACACACGGACGGCGACAGCATCACGCGCCACCGCGCCGCGCGACTGATCTTCCAAGCCACGGGTGAGATCAAACCCGCGACGCCCCACGTGACGATCAACGACAATCGCCAGGTCGTCCTGGTTGGCTTCTCGGATAAACTATCCGCGCTATTCTCGGAACGTCGCGCGCAGTTGCAGGAGGTGGGCGTCGTTGAGGCGAGAGCAGACCAGGAAGATGGTGCGCGAAGCAAGAAGCCGAAGCGCAAAGGCACGAACGGCAACGGCCACTCAGCCGAGTAGCGACCCCGCGAGCGAAGAAGAACTCATTGCCCGCTGGTTCAACGATCCCCGCTACTTCGCGGAGACGGCGCTCAAGATTCGCATCGCCGGCACCGCGCGCCCATGGCAGTTCTCCAGGACGCAGAATCTAAACTTCGAAGAGCTCTACCGCCGCACGCCTGGCGGCGCGTGGTACCGCTGGATTCTCTCCGACATCGAGGGCAAGGGCCGCCAGCGCGGTGGCTCGACCGAGCGTCTGCTGTATCAGTTTCACCCGTGGTGCTTCGGCGGCGACTTCGGCCCCGCGTTCGTCGGGAAGATCATCGCATTCGCGGACGACACGGCGCAGAAACTGAAGCTCATTGTCGAGCTATTCCACGACTCCGCGCTCGAGACGTGCGAGAAGGTGCTCTCGTGCGATCCCTACGAGATCATCCCGCGCATCGCGACGGGCAACGTGCACGAGCTCCGCGGTGAACGCGGCAACTCGCTCCGCTTCGCATCCGAGAAGACCCGCGGCGCCGGGCGCGCCGAGACCACCAACGCGCTCTACATCACCGACCTCGGCGAGTGGACCAACTACGACGAGGTGATCGCGGGCTATGCAGGCTCGCTCTCACAGACGGGCCATGAGTTTGTTGACCGTGACTTCACTGGCAAGGGACCGGGTAATGCGGCGCACCGCGTGTACGAGCGCATGAAGCGCATCGTGAAGGAAAATCCGAACGGTCGCACGCGCGCCCGCTTCTTCGGGCGCAAGGACATCGACTACCCGCCGGGGCACTTGAAGCAAGCGCGTGACAACATGGACGAGGACACGTTCGAGCGCGAGTTTCCCCTGACCGAAGAGGACATGTTCCGCGGTTCACCAAACGCGCGCTTCAAACCCGTCTGGGTGAAAGCGGCGTATGAGCGCGAGTATCGCTTCCTTGTGGACTTCAGGACGCCCGAGCAGATCCTTGAGAATTGCATCCCGTGCTACGGGGTCGACTCAGCCGAAGGCACGCCGGAGAGCGACTTCTCGGTCATCAAGTGCCGGTGTGCAAAATGCGGCCTCGAGATCATGCCGCCGGTGCGCGAGCGCCTCACGCCCAACGAAACGGCGCACAAGGTCAAGGCGATGCATGACCAATTCCCCGGGCTTATCAACCCGCTGCGCAAGAACCACGGCCACGCGGTCATCGACAACTTGAAGGGCCTCGGGCTCGGGCCGTGGATCTACCGCCAGGACGTGGGGAACGAGGACGATCGCCACGGGCTTGATGAGAATACGCTCACGAAACCCAAGATGCAGGACACGCTGGAAAAGCTGATGAAGGACGGGCTGATCAACATGCCGGACGAAGAGACGCGCATGGAGGTCACGATTTTCGGGAAGCAGAAAAACGGCGAGATTGAAGCGCCGCCGGGGTTCCACGACGACACGGTCGTCGCCGAGATGGCGTGCGTGGTGGCGTTTCCACAGGCGTTGCGCAAGCACGAATCCCTCACGACACCGGCCACGATGGCATCGCAATCCAGCTCGTTCGAGAACTTCGACGCGTTCGACCAGTAGCGATTCCACTTGACGCGCCACGGCGCTGGAGATTATGCAGCAGCGGTGAAGACGCCCGAGAAGAAGTCCAGTTCACGTCGCGCGTCACGCACGCCCACACACCACAATCCCGTCCAGCTCGCCGACGGTGGGGCTGCCGCCATCAAGACCGGCAAAGAGTATGCATCCTTTGCCGGCATGTCCGTCGCGGGCTTCAGCGCCACCGGCACCGGACCCCTGATCAACATGATGCCCGTCATCGGTCAGCGCGGCCACCAGGCTGTCGACCAGATGATGACCGACGACACGCTCGGCACGTGCATCGAGATCAAGAAGCGCGCGGCGCTCTCGACACCGTGGTCGTGGGAGGCGGCGAGCGATGATCCCGAGCACCAGAAAGACCAGCAATACCTGACCCGCGTCTTTGACCGGCTGGATTCCGCCGAGCAGGACGAGAACGGTGTCAACGTCGGCGTCGTCAATAAGCTCCGCGACATCCTCTCGAAGATCGAGCACGGCTACAGCGTGACGAACATCCTGTTCGACGTGATGGAGGACGGCGACTTCGCTGGGTCGTACGGCCTGGCGGACCTCAAAACGAAGCCGCCGCACTTCTTCACCTTCGAGACCGACCAGTTCCTGAATCTGAAACCGGATGGGATCATCCACAACTACACCGACAAACTGCCGGTCGACCAGTTCCTGGTCGCGACGCACGATCCCCGGTTCAACAACGTGTACGGGTACAGCGAATGCATCCGCGCGTACGAGCCGTGGAACTACAAGAAAATGTTCCAGCGCATGCGCGCCGTTCGCCTGGAGCGGTTTGCCTCCGGGACGCTTGACGCGGAAGAGAACAGCCAGGATCCACCGAGCGCCGGCGAGCGTGCGAACGTCGACTCGCTGGGCCGCGGCATGCAGGCGAAGAGCTACATTCGCCACACCGACAAGATCAAGATCAGCATCCTCGAAGCGGCCTCGGGCACGGACGACTTCGCCGCGGCGATCACCGACCAGAATATCCAGATCGCCCGCGCGGTCTTCTTTCCCGACAAGATGGGCTTCTCAGCGGGCGACAAGGCGGGCGGTGCCTACGCCATGTCGAAAACGCACCTCGACACGTGGGTGCAGATCGTGACATCGCTCCAGCGCGACCTGGCCGTGCAGATGAAGCGGCTGGGGAGAAAGCTGATCGTCGCATCGTTCGGCGTGCGCGACAAGTATCCGAACTTCGTGTTCGGCGATATGACCGAAGAGCAGGTCGGGGCGTTCGTGACGCAGGTGGTGCAGCTCACGACCGCAGGCTACCTGGACCCGCTCGACACGACAGTGCGCAAGAAAGTCCGCGAGCTGATGGAGTTCCCGGAGGAAGAGGACGCGACGGTCGAGCAGATGCGAAAAGAGCGCGACGCAAAGAGGAAATCCATGAACCAGAAGCAGACCGATCCCAACGCGGACCCGAACGCCGATCCGCAGGCCGGGGGCGACACGCAGAATTTTGCGGAGGACGACGGCCGGGTAAGTGACGGCGGCATTGATTGCGATTCGCTCGACGGCAGACTGTTCGCCGCCGCTGATCCCGAGACGACCATCACGGCGGCGATCGCCGCCATTCAGGCGGCTCCCGGAGGCGTCGTCATCGTTGGCGGGCCCAAGTCCGGCAAGTCCACGATCGCGTCGGTGGCGGCCGAGCGGTTCAAGATTCGCGCGCGCTACGGCGACAACCTGATCGGGCAGATGGGCTGGTCCGCCATGTCGGACACCGTGGCCGAGTGGTTCGACGCGCCGGGCAAGTGGATCGTCGAGGGCGTCGTGACCGTGCGTGCAATTCGCAAGTGGCTCTCGTTCCACCCGGACGAGACGCCGCCGTTCACGATCATCGTGCTCTCCGGTTCGATCCAGAAGCGCAGCCCCGGCCAGTCCGCGATGGCTGCGGGCGTGACGACGATCTGGAACGAGATTCAGCCCGAGCTGGAAGCGCGGGGCGCGACGGTGGTGATGGTGTGAGCAACCACGGCGCGGAATGTCTTTGCTCGCGGTGTTCGCCGCTTCGTTCGATCTATGTGGCCGAGGCGGAGCAAGACCGACTCGCGAGCCGCTTGTTGAAGGCGGTAGCGCTGGATGCTGCGTCGGCTCTTGAGCGCGAGATAGAGCAAGATTGTCAACCCGACGAACGCGACCTCATGCGGGAGGACTGGCTGTGAGCGACTTTAGGCCGATAGAAGTCCCGACGTTTCTATGTCCCGACTGCCGCCAGCGCGCATCGGAGCGCGCAATCCTTGTTCGCGTCGATTCGCCCGAGATTGGCTTCGCCTGTCTGACGTGTCGGCATCAATGGGTCTACAACCCACAGACGAAGGAAACGCGCTGCGTCATGCGGGCGAATGTGGCAACCCCATGAGCACCGTCCTCATCACCCTCCGCGACGGGGAGACCATCAAGGCCCCTCTGTCTGACTTCAACGTGCATGCCTATTCTCTCCGGACAGACGGGGCCATTCGCATTATCACGGCGGCGGAAGTGGCCAGCCTGGTATTGGCGCCTGAGACGGAGAACGCCACCGATGGCGGTGGAACGGGCGGGAAGCCCGAGCCGGAGCCGACCGAATGAACATCCCCTTCGGCGCCACCGTCCGCGACGAGATCACCGGCATGATCGGCATCGTGATCGCGCGCACCGAGCACATGACGGGGCACGTGTACTGCGGATTCATCCCGCGCAGCAACGACACCCCGACCGTCGAACCGGCGCTCGTGTGGATCGCGCAGGAGCGGTTGCAGGTGCTCGACTACGAGCTCTTGAAACTCCCCGGCGATCATCGTGACGTTGAAAATCTTGCGGCGCAGGAGAAATTGTCTTGACGGGGTATCAGAGAAAACCGTAAGTAGCGCGTAGACATTCCAGCGCGGCTTGCAACCGCGCTTTGCTAAAAGGTTCGGCTATCGCAAAGGTTCGACAACCATGCGATGGCTTTTTTGTTTGTACAGACCATGCACGGGGCGGGCGGGCACGCTTGCCTTTTGGCGCTCGTTACGGGGTTTGAGTCGAACCTTTCCCCGCTAGCGGGCGCCTCTTCTTTCTGGGCGGTGACGCGCTAAATGGCCACCGTCACCTATACCCGCAGCTATTCCGTCGACACCATCATCTGGGACGGGACCAACCTCGCCGAGATTGTCGCGCTCTGCGGCGCCAACGCGGTCGAGCAGGTTTGGAATCCCGGGACCGCCACGACGCGGCTGCGCGTCTTCAACACGGACATTTCCATCGGTGAAGCCGTCGCCGTCATCCACGGCACGACAACCCCGCCCGGCACCGGGCGTAAGTACGTCCCGGGCGATCCGGAGTACAGCCTGTGAAGAAGCTGAGCCGGAAACAACTCACCGCGAAGGTCAAAGCCGATTGGGCCAAGGTGGACGCGCTCGCCAGCGCTCCCGATTGCGTGGAGCTCTGCTATGTCGAAGCCGTGGGCGATGCCTACGCGGTCAAGTGGAAGCAGTACCCCGAAACGATGGGCGAAGCCGTCACCATCGACACGTTCAACGATCCCAAGCAGGCCGCTGACTACTGCGCGCTGATGAACCAGATGCGCATGGATTCCTTGCGCATCGACGCATTGAACACGGCCGGCGATCTCGAGGACGCAAAAGAAGAAGCCGCGGCCGACGCCACGCTCGACAATTACGGGCTCTCGGAATGCGAGTACGCATCCCCTGATGGTTCCGATCCCCTCCCGACCAAGGACCTGCACGACGTGCCGATGCTCGACGCGGGTACCTGGCGCTCGATGTCCGGGGAGACGGTCACGTTCACGAAGAAGGACCTGGCCGAGCTCGTCGCCAGCTTCAACGCGACCAAGGACGTTCTCAAGCCCTTCGCAAAGCTCGGCCACATTTTTGACGAAGACCAGCGCGCGCGGACCGGTGCGCCATCGGTGGGACGCATGGCGAACCTGCGTCTCACGAATGAAGGCAACCGCATCATTGGTTCGCTCCTGAACGTGCCGCTCAAGCTGGCGCGCTTGATGGAAGCCAAGAGTTACACGCGGCTATCACCCGAAATCTTCCGCGACTTCAAGGACGCAAAAGGCAAGGTCTATCGCCTCGCCTTCAAAGCGGTGTCCATCCTCGGGGCAACACTCCCGGCCTGTCACACGCTCGACGACATCATCGTGAACCTTTTCGGCGAGGGCGCGCGCGCGACCGCCATCGCGCCGGTATCCACCGGAACGGTGATCGCGCTCTCCGAACCGATTCAGCAGGAGGAATCAGTCATGACGAAAGACCAGTTGATCCAGCTCGCCACGTCGCTCGGCCTTCCGGCGACCGCGGACGAAGCGACGATTCTTGCCGCGGCTGCCGCACTCCGGCGCGCGCACACCGAGTCCGCCGAGCAGCTCGAAACTGCCCAGCGCACCGAACTCGCGGCCGGCATCACGACGCAGCTCACGCGCGCCAAGGCCGAGGGCCGGATCATGCCGCAGCAGGAGAACGGCCTGCGCGAGATGGTCAACGGCTGGGTGAAGGACGCGACCAACGACGATGGCCGTCTTCAGACGGTCGAGTTCGCCGCCACGGTCGACGGCAACACCGTCACCAAGAAGGGCACGATCGTCGAGAAGTTCTCGGCGTTCGTGGACCAGCTCCCGGTCGTGTTCAAGCACGTCACCGAGCTCGGTAGCGGCGAGCAGGACGACAACAGCAACCTCGGCAACGGTGTCGCGCGCGACACGCTGCGTTTCGCCGCGGGAATGCTCGGCCGCCAGATCGGTTTCGATCGCGGCTCTCTGGAGCGCGATCGCCGCATCAAGGCGTACGCCAACAAAAACAATCTCCGCAAAGCAGACGGCACGATCGATTACTGCGCGGCGTACACCGCCGTCGTGGTCGAAGGGGCGGTGTAACGAGACATGGCAGCAATCACTCTTCCGTTTGATTTCCCCGGTCTGTTCCGGGGCCAGGCTCTCTCGTACTACTCGGGCGCGGCGATCAAAGAAGGCTTTGCCTGCGTTGTCGCCGGAACGGCCGAGAACGAAGTCATCGAGTCGCCCGGGACCAACCTGGTCTCCTTCGGCTTCGTCCGGTACAACACCGGCAAGAGCTACGCCGTCGCCGGCAACGTCGCTCAGATCCCCATCGCGACGGTCATCAGCGTCTTCGTCAGCGGCATCGTCATCGCGGTCGCCAGCGCGGCCATCGCCAAGAATGCGCGCGTCGGCACCGCGGCCAACGGACAGGTCGTGACCGCGACCAATGCGAATCCCTACGTCGGCATCGCGCGCACCGCGGCGGCCAACGCGGGCGAATATTTCGCACTCGAAATCACCAACGGCTCGGGTGCGTAACCCAGGAAAGACGAGGAAAACGAACATGCGAAACAATCTGATTCATGCTCGCTCGCCGCACGAAACGGACATCGTCTACCTGGCGGATCGCCTGCACAACCAGGAGCCTGACTTCTTGGAGTTCGCCACCGCGGCCGGCGTCGTCGTGCAGGAAGACCTGACCAATCTGGCGCGGGCCTACAAGCCCGAGTCGATGGGACTCATCGCCGATATTGTGGCGCCGGTACGCGGCGTCACCACCGAGGCGGGACGCTATACGGCGTTCGGTCAGGAAGGTTTCGACATCGACACGAGCGACGCGCTCGCCGATGACGCCGAAGCCGGGACGATCGATCTCGCGGCCGAAAAGGTCAGCTACCAGATTGACCCGCGCGGGCTGCAGGCGTTCATCAGCGACCGCCTGGTGCGGCAGATGCCGAACCTCGTCGCGATGACGATCAAGCGTCTGAAGTTTGCGCTGCTGCTCCGCATGGAGATTCGTGTGCGCAATCTCGCCGACGCCGCCTCGGGCGCGATGGTCTCCGCGAACCTCACGAACTTCGACTCGAGCACGCAGACGCTGCAGGACATCGCGGCCGCCATCTCGGCGTTCGAGGCCAACCTCGGCCTTTCGCCGAATCTCTTCGTCATGCCGAAAAACGCGGCAGACATCTGGGTCGCGAATCCGGACCTGCGCGCGAGCATCGCGGCCGCCACGGCGGTGCAGGACGGCCGGAAGTGGATGGGCCTCATCACGTCGAAGGGGCTCGACGCCAACAACCCGCTCGGCATGAACATGGTGTTCCCGAACGCGTTCTACACGAACTCGGCGCCGGGTGCGGCGCGCACGAAGACCCGCCTGTGGGCCAACGACGCGTACCTGATCTATCAGGACACGGAGACGGAATCGTCCTCGTGGGCGGTGCAGCTCTCGTACCTCGAGCCGACGGTCGTGTCCTGGCGCGAGGAATCGCGCGGCACCGGCGGTGCCATGTACAAGGTCTATTTCCAGCGTCTCGAGAAGCAGCTGACGCCGGAGTCGATCTATAAGCTCCTGTCGATCATCTAACGCCACGAGAAAGGAAGGAATCATGGCGAACGAACGAGTCTACAAGGTTCTCGTGCCCATCCACGGGGGTGGGCACGAGGCCGTCGAAGTGTTGAAGCTCTCCGGCCCGATGGTGCAGAACCGCATCATCCCGGCCGGATCGATCATCAAGTTCACCGGCGAGTACGACGAGTCGAATCTCATCGATCGCGGCGTCATCGAAGCGACCACGGCGGCCGCTGCCAAAACCGAGAAGCCGAAGGGTGGAAACGGCAACGGCAAGGCCGCGAAGGATGCCGAGGCGGACGACGACGACGAGACCGACGAGGACACCGACGACGCCGGCGAGGGCGAGGGCGAGACGGTGACCGCGCCGAAGCACGCGAATCCGATCCCGACTGGCGAAAAGCCGGCCAAGGTCCAGAAGAAGCAGCCGCTGCCGAAGCACGCGAATCAGATCCCGACCGCATAAGCAGGAGGACAGGTCCATGAAGCGCCTTCTGGTTTTCATTGTCATCATGGCGCTGGCCACCGCTGTCTTTGCGAAGACGCGGCTAAAGCAGTTCCGCATCGAGCCCGGTGACGCTACCAATCCGCAAACGGTCTCGATCGTGACGACCTATGGCGTGCGTGCCACATCGTGGATCGCGAGCGCTGGCAATAGCGATGTGACGATCAAGCTGCACGGCCTGGATGGACGAGCGGGCACGTGGCAGACCATCCGCGCCGGTGACAAGCTCAAGGTCACCAATAACGACTACCCCGTCGATACGCTCATCGTGCTGCGTTCGTCCACGAGTGGCAGCTTCGATTTCACCATTCTCGGGGCGGAGTAAGCGATGCGTCTCACCCGACGACTCACGGCCGCCATTTGTGCGGCGGAACTCTGCACGGCGGCGATGATCATGCTTGGCATGTCGCACGACGCGGCGGCGGATATTGATCTGACGCGAAATGGTAGTAGTTCATCGGTCTCGACCAACAGCACGGAGCAGGACACGCTCTGCGCGACGCTGTCTTTCGATTTTGACGACAACTACAAAGAAGATTTCGACTCGGCGGGCGCTTTCCGCTATCCGGGACATTGGAACTATGTAGCGGGCCTCACCGTTGAGCCGCAGAGCTGCCGCGTTTCTACCGGCGGCGATACGACAAACAATCTATCCCTCGCCAAGATTCAGGCGCTTTACCGCCGCGGTTGGTCGATGGGTACGGTTGGATGGGATGAGAAGGGCAGTCTCTACTCACAGTTCAGCGGCAAGGTCGCGACTGGAAACTTCACGAGCGAAAACGCTTTCCGCGACAACCTGCACGCGGCCGTCTTGTCGATGCGAGACACACTCGGAATCGGCGCGCCGCAATGGATCAGTTGGAGCTTTTCATCGGCAACGTTCTGGCAGGAGCGGCTCGCGCGCCTCGAAGGGATCAACTACGGATTCACCGGCGTTGGAGCCGCGAGCGGATCGTCCACGGATGGCTGGCGTCCCAATGCACCCTGGGCGTACGGCAGATGGTCAACGCCCGAGACGGTCGTCGGCGGCGATACGACGTCCGATGGCATTTTGTGCTGCGCTCTCCCCGGGTTGCATGACGACCCGATGCAGATGGCCGGTGTCATCGGCGAAAACACGGATTCGCTCACGTTCAAGCGAGTCATCGCCAAGGCAGTGGCGAACAAGTCGATGGTCTTCTGGTGCGGCCACAAGCTGAGCACATGGGACTTAAACCTCGACGGGCACCTTGACGGACCGGGCGGCACCAACGACGGAAAGCTGCGCACTGCCAAGCAGTGCATCGCGTGGGTGACGAAAACATACGTCAAGACCGGGAAGCTCCGGATCGTACCGCTGCACGAAGCGTTCCAGATGTATTGCTCGCGTCCGATCTCGCCCACTGCGAACTACATCAACACTGAGTTTGAGGATTTCGATCACTTCTACATGAACCCGAGCGGCACCGCGCGCGTACCCGATAACTGGTTCTCGTGGACGAGCGGCAATGATCCGGCTGGCAGAACTCGCGCGGCTATTAGCTGGCCCAAGACTGGCGGTTACGGTGGCCATAAGTACGTCACGATGAAGTGGGCACCGAACACCGCGCGCGCCTTCTGGGGCTTGGGGCCGACCAAGCGGCCATGGTTCAACCAGATGATGGTGGCGCCCGTGTTCTGCCCTCCCGGCGGAAATTACATCGCGCACGTGGAAGTCTGGATGATCGCCGACACGACTGTCTCGGGATGGGCGGGAGGAACCGCTCCACAGCTTAACGACTCGGTCGGCGTCGCGTTCTACGGCGTCACGATGGATACGTGGAACGATTACGCGGGCAACTCGCCCAAGTTCCAGATCGCGGGGTCGGAAGCGGGCGGCGGCATGCTCTTCACGGGCAACTATTACGTCGGGCCCAACTCGAACCGATGGGGACAGACGACGGTCGCGGCGAACGGCAGAAAGCTGAATGCGCGAAACAACATCAGCCGCACGGGCCACGAATGGGCGCACGTCACCGCGTCCTTTCGATACCCAGGCGACAGCCAGATTCTCATGATCAATCTATGGAAGGGCAACCAGATCCCGAGCGACGGAATCCGCGTGTCCTACCCATATGTCACATTCGAGAAGATCGCCAATTAGGCGGGGAGCAAATAATGATCCTCGTCGATTGCATGTCCCGTGGCACGACGTCGCAGGCGGAAGCTGATTTCCGCAACAGCCACTTCCAGGTCCACATCGCGCAGGTGGAACTGTACCCGCTGACCGGAACGCGGTTTGAATACTGCCGTCCGTTCTGGGCGAACGACTTCCTACTGCACCCGTTGGGACTTCCGACCTTGCCGATCCCTGGTGGCACCGTATTCGACCTGACGCTGCTCTCGACGCGAAATGCCATCGTGACCGCGCTCGTCAACCGGGTGAACACGCTGGGTGTCGAGGGCCTGTTCATCGATACCTATCTGCAGTTCGCGACCGGGCAGGACGCCCAGGCGATTGCACTTCTGACCGCACTCAAGGCGGCGCTCGCACCTAAGATTTTGATGCTGAACGCTGGCGATCTTCTTACGTGGGCCACCACGACGCCGGGAACCGTGCTGACGATTCAAAATCTGATCCCGTATCAGTTCGTGCAACTCGCGTTCGACGTGGACCCGGCGAGCACGCTGCCCAGCCAGACGGCACCCTATAACACGCGGTTGGCGCTACTCGAAAGCACACTGGCCGCGCGAAGTGCGGCAGGTTGTCACGTCACCGTGGGTCTCTTTGACGCGAACGGTGTGCGCGCGCAAGCGGCGTACAACCTGATGCTAGAACTCTCGGCCTATTCCAACACGTCGCTCTTTTACGCCACGGTCGCGTTCTCAGACACCCTGCCGATCCGGCAATTCCAGTGGTGCGAGGCGATCCCCGAGGGAGATGTCGACGAGGCGATCCCGACACTCGCTATCGGGACGGCGGATGACGCAAGGGCGGTCAGTGGGATGCATGCGCTCTGCGCGACCGGCGCATCCGCCAGCACTGTTTACCGCGCTGGTGGGACGAAACCCGAACCACAACCGGATCAACCCTGATGTATGCCACCGTCTTTCAAATTGCCGTCGGGAATCTGAAACCCGCGATCCCGATCAGTCTCGTGGAACGCGGGACGCATGACGCGGCCGATGTCGCCGGCGCCACCGGATTCAAGTTCTCGATGGCGAAGATCAAAGATGATGGCACGCGTGACACGCCGAAAATCAACGGCGCCAACGTAACGCTAACGTCACTCGATCCTCCCATCGTGACCTATCAGTGGGCGGGGTTGGATACCGACACCGCCGGGCAGTACGCGAGCTGGGTCGATGTCGCATTCGGGACCGGATTCACGCAGGTCCAGACATTCGACGGCCCCGTGATCGAAGTCTATGCGAAGGGCGATAAGGTGGCGCGCTGATGGCCGTCTACACGAGCACCGGCACGTTCAACGAACTCTTCTTCCCGACGGTGACGCCCAAGCCGTCTCCGGAGCAACTCCAGCGCGCCGCCGTGATTGCCTACAACTACATCAACGCGCGGCTGGATGGCATCTACCCGGTTCCGTTTGCGTCCGCGCCCGGACTGATCGTGGACATCTCAGACCTTCTGACCAAGTGCTATGCACGCGCAATCTCGCTCGGCAATACGCCGACGACGCCCAAGAAAGTGCCGCGCGACAAGCCCGGCGCCGACGGTTGCGGCATCGCTGTTGTGATGCTCGACGATCTCGTCGCCAACCGCGCGCAGCTTCCTGGTATCAGCCGTCTCAATGGCGCCGACGGCGCGACCGAGCGCACCGGTGGCACCACGTTTGACATCGACGATCCGATCGACCACGTGCCACCGCGGTCGGTGCTGGATGAGATTGCGAGCGAGCGCAATACATGAGCAACGGACTGGAATACACGCTGAACTCCAGCGACATCGCGCCGCATCTCACGGGCTTCATTCGCTCGCTTGGATTGGGGCCGGTGGAACTCAAGGTTCCCCTGGAGAAGTGGGGCAAGTACTACATCGCCCAGATGCCGCAGATGTTTCGCCGGTCGGGGCGCGACGGTGTGCATTGGACCTCCTTGTCGGCGTCCACGCGAGCAGGACTGCGCGCCCGGGGGATACAGGGCGCGCTTCCGCTCTTTCGCACCGGCGCCATGATGCGATCCATCCGCACGGAAGGTCACGTTGGATTTGGCACATACGAACAGCAAATCATGAGCGATGACCCGAACATCGGATTCCACCAGGGCGGGGCGCATCTGCCGGCGCGCACATTCGGACCGAGAAACGCGCAGGCGCTGCGGTTCCGCATCGGCGGTAAGTGGGTCTATGCCAAGAAGGTCACGATCCCGGCGGCCAATATCCCCGCGCGTCTCGTGCTCTTCATCGCGGAGACCGACCACGCGAAGGCCGTCCAGTTCCTGCTCGAGCAGATCAAGAAGCTCATCAACGCGGGCTGGCAATACGTGCCTGCGAGCTCACTGGAGGCCGCATGACAGCTCAGTCCTACGGCCTCGAGATGTCGGACCTTCTCCTCGCCATGAAATCGGCCGCGATTGCCGATACGGAGCTGTTGGGGTTTGTCACCGACGTGCAGATCATGTCGGCCGCGTCGTACCCGACACCGCAGAGCGAATACACGCTCTATCTGGTGCCGATGGGATCGCCGGAAACCCCGCAAACCGATCAGGGAGACGTGTACGCAGAGCACTTCGTCTTTTTCGATTGCGTCATCGCGACGAATGACCCGAATGAAGAAAACGCCATTGGGCGTGGCAGCGTGATCGGGATTACCACCTTCTTCTCGCGGGCCATCCAGTTCTTCTCCGGCAACATGTTTGGACTCACGGCGGCGGATGGCATGGAAGAAGGATTTCCGCCGGTGTGCGACGCGATGCGCGACACCTTTGTCCCGTTCGACACGGGCGATGAAAACAACACCATTCTTTTGACGGGGCGCGGCCGCTACCGCGCCCGAACCCGGCCGTTCAGACGAGCGGCGTAGCAGAAAGGAACGAACGATGGCTATTCAACCCGGAAACTACGTCGTCGGCAACATCACGGTCGGCATGGGGACGTCGGTCGCCAACGACGTCGGCGCCACGCAGGGCGGCGTCAAGTTCACGCCGACGAACACGACGTTCACGCCGAACATCGACCAGGAGCTGTTCAAGTCGCGCTTCTGGACGACCGAGAAGACCTTCAAGGTCGAGTTCACGATGTGCGAGGCGACGATGAACAACATCAAGACGGCGTGGGACTGCATCAACGCGACCGCGGGCGTCGCGCCGGCGGACACGACGTTGAACTTCGGCACGGCGACGCTCCCGGAGTTTGTGCCGCGCGCATTCCTGGGCGCGTTCACGTCGTACGCCCCGGGCGGCGCCGCCGGAACGCTGTTCACGCGAACGATCACCTTCTCGAGGCTCCTGCTCGACACGCCGGGTGTCCTGAGCTTCCTGAAAGACGACATCGCGAAACTGCCGCAGACGTGGAACGCGTGCTATGACGCGGTCAATTCGCGCGTCGGCGTCATCACGGACAAGAACACGTAGGTCCAATGACGGCGACCGGCCTCAGCCTTGACGACGAGCGAGCGCTTGTCCTGGAGATGACCGATTTGCCACCGCATTTCGCTCTCTTCCAGGACGCGCTCGAACTCGGGTCTTGGTGGCAGGACGTCGAGTGGGCCGCGATGCTCATGTCGCGTGGCGTCTGGTACGACAAGCCGTACAACACGGAAGACTGGACCCGAAAGATTGAGGTAAAGGTGCCGTTCACGCTGAAGTATACCGAGCGCTTGATCGGCAAGATCTACGTGGGCACGCCGCGCGAGCGCGAGGCGGTCTACATCAAGTTCGGGATCGGCGGCAACATCGGTCTGGAGATACGGGGAAAGCTCAACGACTTCCTGAACGCGCAGTTTGTCCCGCGCGATGACGACCGGCTGAAGGCGCTGAAGATCCTGACCGACGTGTACCGCGAAGCGAAAGAATTCCACCGCGGGCTGCGCGATGTGAAGCATCTCGACGCCGCGGGGCAGCAGACAATCAACATGAATCCACAGGTGGTACCGGCATGAGCGAAACATGGGTGAGCAAACCAAAGCACGTCGACGTAGTCGCGTGGGCGCCATTCAACCGCCTGACCGGCGCGGCGTCGAACATTGATGCCGTGGTCGCGGAATCCGGCGTCGACGCCGTCCGCTACGTCGGCGGCGATCTGCAGGTCGCGAACCAGACGGCCGAGACCGACGATTTTGTGGGCGAGGACGGCGTGGGCAACCCCGTGCACAAGACGCCTGGCGAAATCGAAACGCAGTACACGGAGGACTAAGCCATGACGACCTTCAATCAGAACTCGATCACGCTGCAGGTGGAAGAATACTCCGCGTTCAACCGTCTGACGGGCGAGGCGTCGAACATCGACACGATCGTCGCGCTCGTGCCCGACAACGTGGTCTACAAGGAAGGAAAGCTCACCATCCTGGGTGCGCGCGAGGCGCTGGATGGCGAGAAGGTGACGTGGAACGACGACCTCGCGGTGGCGGGCGTCAAGACCGCCGCCGAGCTGTCTGCGGACTTCAGCAGCTCACCATAATCACGACTTTCACGGAGGAATAAATCATGTCCGCAATTCTCGACAAGGAAATCAAGCCCGTAGCGGTGAAGGCGCGCCAGTACACGACGACCAACAAGGGCGAGATCGAAGCGCTCGTGGGCTGCGATCAGATCAAGGTCGAAAACGGCGTGTTCTACGTGCGCACACCATCCGGTTGGGTGGAGTGCGCGAACAACGATTACGTCATCTGCTACGCGCCGACGGACTATGTCGCAGCGGACCCGGATGCCGATCCCGATCCGATCGCGGAAGTGCCGTTCGTGCCGGGCGTCGTCATCGAGGTGACGAACGGAGCGGGTCTGACGGCTCGTTACCAGGATCCCGCGTAGTAAACCGTAGCCTGAGGAAGGAAGGACACGGCCATGGAACGCAACGAGGCTCAGATTCTGTTGAACAAGCCGATCGTGGTGCCGATCGGCATGGATCCCGACAATCCGATCATGGTGACCGTCAAGGCACCATGCTCGGACGTCGAGGACGAGTACCTCGCGCTCATCGGCGAATCGCTGCGCAAGTTCGCGAAAACGAACCTGCCGGTGATTCTCGGGACGCTTCAGGGCAAGAACGTGGACGACCTGCCGTTCGATCCCGCCGAGATCGTCAACCTATTCCGAAAGCCGCTGGTGCGAATCATCGCCGATGGAACAGGGCGCGACGACATCGACATGGCGTGGATCGGCCAGAACACGAACAAGGCGCAGCAGGCGGCGCTCCTTCGCGCGTTTGGCGACGTGATCGGCTGGGAGTATCTGAAGGCGACTTTTTCCCTGGCGATCACGGCGGTGGTGAAGAGCATGACCTCGCAGAGCGGCAGCGCCGCGGGGCCGTCGTGGTCGCGCGAGTCCTCCTCGACATCACCGAACAATTCCCCGAACTGACGCCGGAGGTGGTGTGGTACACGCGCTCGCGCGGCCAGATGATGTCCTACTGGCGCGCGGCGCAACGGCAGAAGAAGCGGGCCACCGCGGCGAATGCAATCTCGATGCACGCCGCCGCGCGCGCCGCCATCTGGGGAGACAAAGAGCGTGTCTTCCAGACCATGATCGACAAGCTCATGGAAGGCCAGGGGCAGGACACCGGGCGCGCCGGGATCCCGAATGCGGCGACGCTCAGCAAGATGTCGCCGGCGGTCCCGGGAGAGAAGGCGACATTCACGCAAGGGGCATCGGGCCTCGACGGGTTTACAAAGTTCTAGGAGTAGCCGGTGACGAAGATCGTTGACGAACTGCTAGTAAAGCTCGGAGTCGATCCGTCGAAGTGGAAGACCGGCCTTTCCGAAGCCACGCGCGCGTCGAACTCGTTCGTGCAGGGGCTGAAAGAGCACCAGGCGGCGCTCAACGGCCTTACCCTCACGTCCGGCCTCACGCTCGCCGGCCAGATCGCGTTTATCAAAAAGGCCACCGACGCCGCGGAGGAGCAGCTCCTCGCCACGTCTAAGCTCGAGAACAACCTCAAGTCAGACCAGCGCACGCGCGCGGATTCGATTGATGTTCTCCGCGCTCAAGCTACTGAACTCCAGAAAGTCACGCGCTTTGACGACGAGCAGACCGTTGCCTCACAGGCTATGCTCGCGGGCTTCGGACTCACCGACCAGCAGATTCTCGCGATCACGCCTCATCTTCAGGACGCGGCGGAACAAGTCGCGTTTCTGAACAATGAAGAAGTAGACCTTGGCGCCGTCACGAAGGCAGTAGGAAAAGCGATCGAGACCGGCAAC